CAAGGCTGGCGCGGCATGGGCGACTGGACGCGCTTCGCCCAGCGCATGCCCACCGACATTGAAATCGAACACTGGGAGAAGTGGCCGGATGCCGGTATCGGCGTGGTGCTCGGCAAGATGTCAGGCCTCGTGGCACTGGACAAGGACTACGACTTGCCGGGGGGCGGCAATGACGCGCTGCAAGCCCTGATACCCTACAGCCCGGTCGCCAAGAAGGGCGAGAAGGGCTGGACGCGGTTCTACCGCTGGAACGGCGAGAAGTCATGCAGCTTCGACGTGGGCGGTATGCGCGTGCTCGATGTGCTGTCGGACGGCAGGCAGACCGTGGTGCCGCCGACGATTCACCCCACCGGCCTGCATTACACGTGGATCACCGAGGACACGCTCGATTCGATCCTGTCGGCTGACGAACTGCCGATGCTGCCCGACGATTTCCTCCAGCAAGTCGAAAAGCTGCTGGCGCCCTACCAGTCTGACCGCGACAAGAAGCACCAGAAGAAGCACGTCGCGCCCAAGGAGGACGACGGCCACATCAACACCGACCTGTCGATTCAGGCCGAATACTTCCGCGACCTGAACAACGCTGCACTGGCCCGCCTGGATGACTGGGTGCCCAAGATCATCCCGACCGCGAAGGCCGATCACGGCGGCTTCCGGTGCGTGGCCACGTGGCGCAACTGCGCGAATCCGAACATCGGCATTCACCCGCACGGCATCCGTGACTGGGGCGGTGGCTACGGCATGACCGCCGTCGATCTGGTGATGTACGCCAATGGCCTGACCTTCCAGCGTGCCGCTGAATCCCTGCGCAACTGCCTTGCGCTGGCCGAACCGGAACCGCTCCAGATGACCGTGGGCGGCATGCCACAGCACCAGGCGCAGCCCGTGGCCCAGCCGGTGAAGTTGCCGCCGCTGCCATGGCAGAAGATGGTGGAACAGCCCGCAACCGTGATGTTGCCGCCGACCACAAGTGATGAACCGGCGAAAGCCATCCCGCGCCTCATCGCTAACCCGCCCGGTATCCTGAACGACATCGCGCAGTGGATCACCGCCACCGCACCGAAGGCCCAGCTCGAGTTATCCCTTGCCGCGGCTATTTCGCTGGCGGCCACTTGCACGCAGCGCATCTACCGCAGCAATCTGGCCAACTTCACCAGCCTCTACGTGGTGATGGTCGCCAAGTCGACCGAAGGCAAGGAGCACCCACAGTCCTGCGTGGAGCGTGTGCTGACGGCTGCCGGCCTGCAAGACCTGATCGCCGGTTCCGGCTACACATCGGCGGGCGCGGTGTTCTCGGCCCTGCTCAAGCAGCCCAGCCACATCGCCATCATTGACGAGATGGGCAAGCTCCTGAAACTCTCGCGCAGCAAGGGCAACGCCAACAGCGAGGCGGCCATCGACAAGCTGGTGGAAGCCTTCGGCAAGCTCAATGGCGTGATGCGCCCACCGGTCTATTCGACCATGACCATGACCAAGGCACAGGCCACTGCTATGAATGGCTCGGTGCCGTTAATTCAGAACCCAGCCGTCACCATTCTGGGGGCGACGACACCGGCCACGTTCTACGGCAACCTGACCGACGATCTGGTGCAGGACGGCTTTCTCGGTCGCCTGATCGTAGTGGAATCCAGCCAGCCGCGCCAGTTGGCCCGCTTCGTGGATCAGACAGATCCACCGCCGCGCATTGTGGAGTGGTGCAAGAAGGTCAATACGCCAGCCCAGCGCACGGGCAACCTGACCGAAATCAGCATGGCAGAGATGCCAGCACACACGGTAGGCATGAACATCAAGGACGATTGCCAGGAGTTGATGCGATCGTTCGAGGCGGAACTGAACCAGTTGAAAGACCAGTTCGAGCCGGAGCATCTGGACGTGCTGCTGGGACGGACGTTCGAGAAGGCGCTACGGCTGGCCATGATTGCCGCCAAGGCGATGGATGCCTCAACCCTGACGGTGCGCCGTGAGCATCTGGAGTGGGCCATCAGCTACGTGCGCCACTATGACCTGTCGCTGGTGCGTGCCGTGCGCAAGAACCGCATCGTCAGCCAGATCGACACGGACATGAAGAAGGCTGTCGATTACATCCGGGGCGCTCGCAAGTACGCCAGCGATCCCAAGCTGGGCCATCTGGCGGGCGTGCTGGCTGCCGGGGCAATGCCGCGCCAGTTGCTCTTGAAGAAGATGCACATGAAGGCCAGCGAGTTCAACGCGATGATCGACACCGCCATCGAAGCTGGCATCATCACCCGGTCGCCCGGTGTGCATCTGAACTATGCGGGCGACGTGTATTACTGCGCGGATCAGGACTGACGGCGGGTAGCCCTGTCGTATTCGTCGGCCAGTCTTGTCGCGCCTGCCTCTGCTTGCAGGCGTTCAGCCTCTGTGCGCTCTTGCCACCGCCCTGCGCGGTAGGCGACATACAGCGCCAGCAGCATCAGAATTCCAGTCATATCCATCGTTCGCTCCTTCGTTTTGTGCCAGTCTGGCATAAAAACGGGCCGTCTGCGCGGCCCGGTTGGTCATGGCTTCTTCCTCGGGCGCTTCACGCCTTCGGGATAGGGTTGCTTGTTGGGCGATCCACGAGGGCGGCCACGCGGGCGCTTGCCGACAATGGCCTCCACCTTGCCATTGGTGCGCAGCTTGTTTCCAATCACCGGCAGGGACGTGCGCAGCAGATCAGACCAGCGAATCACCCACCGGCCATTGACCATGTGCGCATCGCCGTGCATGTACCCGGCGCGGCACCAGGCAGTGATGCATTGGGGCGTGACACCAAGCACAACGGCCAGTTCCTTCGGACTCATGAACATGGCTATGCCCCCACAATCGGCTTGACGTGGCAGGCGTGGTGCAGCGTGGTTTCCCGGTCGCCGCCATCCATCAGGACGACAATCTCACGCCGGCCAAAGCGTGTTTCCCGGCGCACCACGTAATACTTCTGCCCGGTGCGACACAGGACGAACTGCACGCCTTGGCCAAGCTGGCGCAGGTGCATGGTCATGGCAGCACCCGCTTGAATTCCACCACCCACACCCACGGATTGTCATTCCAGCTTTCCGTGCCGTTGATGAACTTCCACAAGGATCGGAAGCTACGGCGGGCATCGCCGCACGGCGGAACGCCAACTTCCTCGCTGTCAGGGTCGCAGTACCGGCGCCATCCGCTGCCCACGACAACACGCTCCACGCCTTCAGCCTGGGCGTCTGCTTCCGTGATGTCGTGCAGGCGCTCAACGCGAACGGCGGTAATCTCCAGCAGGATGCGGGAAGCAATGCGCGGCATGTGGATGCTTGGCTTCCACTTCTTCTTTTTGCCGATCAGGTCGCCCAGCCGGTAGCCGTGCTGGTAGGTGGCGGCATAGTCGTACTCGATGGGCCTGCCGCCGTTGTAGTGCGGGTCTTGCGGGCAGAACGTCTCACGCACCCACAGTCGGTCGCCGAGTTGCCCGTAGGGGCAATCGACGTAACCAGCGTAATCAACACGGGCGGGCTTCCACACTTGGCCATTGACCACGACAACATCGGCACCGCGGCGCAGCTTCACCACACGGCGCGTCATGGTCTTGCGGCCTTCGAGGATAGCCCGCACCATCGGGCCAGAGAACAGGATGGGGCGCTCTTTCACGGCTGCACTTTCTCAAGTTCGTGGTTGTCATTGAGGCGGTACGCGGTATCTGGCTTGATGCCATCCTCGCCGACATACCCAATCTTGGTGCGGTATCGCTGGGCTTTGCTGTCCCACCATTGGATGCGAATTTCGCCGTAATTGCCAGCCGTCGCCGTGCCGCTCTCGCCAGCCGTCGCCGTGCCGCTCTCGCCAGCCGTCGCCGTGCCGCTCTCGCCAGCCGTCGCCGTGCCGCTCTCGCCAGCCGTCGCCGTGCCGCTCTCGCCAGCCGTCGCCGTGCCGTAATTGCCAGCCGTCGCCGTGCCGTAATTGCCAGCCGTCGCCGTGCCGTAATTGCCAGCCGTCGCCGTGCCGCGATAGCCAGCCGTCGCCGTGCCGCGATAGCCAGCCGTCGCCGTGCCGCGTGCCCCAACTTGTATCTTGTTCTTCTTCCAGTCGGGCGCCGACACTTCGGCCCCCACGTCTGCGGGCCATGAGAACCCACTATGGCTGGTCAAGTCAGGGCGGCATACGCGCAGCACCAGGGAGGTTTCGGCGGCTGCCGGCTTCTTCGATTGCTTCTTGGTCATTTTCGGTTCCTTGTGTGAGAAAAGTTCAACTCAATAGGCGAGTTAATCGCCATCGTTTGCTACGGTTTCGAGTGCCGCCAGCAGGGGCGACATGAGGCGGCAAAGGTCGCTGTGTTGCGGTGCCATGAGTACCAGCAGCGCCGACATGGCTTCGGCTACGTTCTGGACGGTTTCCTTGGGTGTTTCGCCTACGAGTGGATTCACTGACCGGCCCCTTCTTTTGCTTGCGCGATCGCTTCGCGGACTTGTTCCATGGCTTCGCGGCAGATGAAGCCGTCGCCGTCCTTGTCCGTCTCGATCAGGCCCACCCCGGCCAGCAGCGCCCGCTTCTGGCGTTTCAGCGCGTTGTACTCGTTGAACACGCGCCGCTTGTTCGAGACAAGCGGGACGTTCATCTCGGGGTTGTTACTGTCGCCGCCGATGTAGAAGCCAGGTGCTTCCAGCATGGCACGCACTTGAGGCTGGATCAGGTCGATTTCTTCGGCTTGGCCGATCAGGATGGGGTTGTTCATTCGTAACTCCTAGAGGTCAAGGATTCGGACAACAGGCCGGGAGATGTACCAGCCTGCGAGGCAGCAGGAGAGAAGGACGAGGCTCATGCGGCCTCCACGATCGCTAAGGAGATGCCTTCGACGCCAAGGGAACCGCCACGCATCAGCGTGCGCTTGCCCATGTACTGCTCTCGGACTTCGGCCCAGTTCGGCCAGTCGGTGCGCTCTGTTGTCCAGACGCTTTTGTAGTCGGGATGGATGGCATCCCATTCGGCTTTGGTGATCTTCTCAAGCATGGTTCGTTCGCTCCTTCGGTCATGGTTCGGGTTGAGGAAATCTCAACCACAACGAAATAATACAGCAAGACTTTCTCACGGGAAATGATTATTTTAAGTTTTTCTCAATCCGTGTGGCCAGAGGGCCACAGCACTCCGGCGACTTCCCAAACTTCCCAAAACTTCCCAAAGTCTGGGAAGTCAAAAAAGCCGGGTTAGAAGTCTGTAAGTAGTTGATATATATATAGTTCTATATATTTCTTTCTTTTATTTATCCTCAACTTCCCAACTTCCCAGACCTACCACCATTTTTTGATTTCCTGATCTCTCAGGACATTTTTCTCGGGAAGTTGGGAAGTTGGGAAGTTTGGCCGTTTTTCTGGTGTAAGTCGTTGTCGCGTAAAGACAAAGTGACTTCCCAAGGTTTGGGAAGTTGCGGGGAAGTCTGGGAAGCCGTGGGAAGTCGGACTTCTGGCGCTGTTCGCTGGCCGACGCTTTCTGATTGAGCAATTCTTAACCCGCTAGTATGATCTGCGGCATGAGTTTTCCTCAACGCCGCAAGACCGTTAATCGGTCAGAAGAAGTCGAACAAGCGAAGGTGGTGCGCTGGTCGCATCTGCCCGCTGTTCGTTCGCTCATGCCTGCGCTGCGCTGGCTGCATCACTCGCCGAACGGCGGCAGGCGTGACGCCTTTACCGGTGCACAGATGAAAGCCCTGGGCGTGAAGCCGGGATTCCCCGACTTAATCCTCCCGGCACGCGCTGGCGATTCAACCGGCCTCATCGTCGAAATGAAGTCGGACACCGGCAGGGCTTCGGACGCCCAAAAGGAGTGGATCGAGCACTTCAAAGCCCAAGGCTGGGAAACCACCATCGCCAGATCGGCTTCAGAGGCGCGAACGATCCTCTGTGAATACCTGGGCATCACCACTGATTCCGCCCCAGCACTAGATGCCTAGCGTATGGATGGCCAGCCGACCTATCGAATGCGCGTGCTGGCCGTAGTGGAAGCCTCCCCCTCGCCACTAACCGGCCGGTACATTGCCAACGCTTGCGGCCTGACCCACAAGCAGGCTATCGACGCGCTGAACGCGCTCTACAACTACGGCAGGGTTCATCGTCAGGGGCGAAAGCGCGCGGCTCGCTGGAGTCGTGTGCAGCCATTGCCGCCCGTGCCCCAGTTTTATCTTCTCGACCTTCTAATGTTTCGCCTCGCCAATAACAGGAAACGCAAATGACCACAATCCTTGAGTAACGTGAGTAACGCCTGCTGGAACGCTGTCAGGAGTAGCGGTTCGAGTCGAATTCTCCGGGCGTCCATACCATGACGCCAATCCACCAGGAGGAATTGCCATGCTCGAATCATTGCTGGGGTCACTTTTCGGCGGCCTGTTCAGGCTTGCCCCCGAGTTTTTGAAGTGGCTCGACCGCAAGGACGAGCGTAATCACGAGCTGTCGATGTTCCGCCTGCAAACCGATCTTGAGAAGCAACGCGGGACATTCAACCTTGAAGAAAAGTATGTCGATCACAGCACAGCCGCCCTTGATGCCATCCAAGAGGCGTTTCGGGAGCAGTCAGCAACCGCAAGCGCCAGCTACAAGTGGGTTGCCGCAGCATCCGCACTGGTTCGACCAGGCATCACTTACGTTCTTTTCGGGCTTTACGTCGCCGTCAAGATCGCCGCGCTTACCTATGCCATCAACTCAGGCGCCGTTTGGCGCGATGTGCTGATTGCCAACTGGTCTGCTGACGACTTCGCTATGTTGAACATGATTCTAACGTTCTGGTTTGTCGGTCGCGCTATCGAGAAGTACCAAAAATGAGCATCTCCACCGCCATCCAGACCGCGATTGACGCGCTGATTCGCCCGTTCGAGGGCTATCACCGCCGTTTGTCCGACGGTGGATGCGCCGCCTACCCAGATCCTGCGACAAAAGCCGATCCTTGGACGATTGGCTATGGCACAACCGGCCCGAGCATCACACCAAGCACGCAATGGACGCACGATCAGGCGCTTGCCGCCCTGCGTGCCGAAGCGACACAGAAGGCCATGGGCGTGCTCAAGCTGTCGCCCATGCTGGCCACCGAGCCAGACCGCCGCATCGCTGCACTGATCTCGTTCACATATAACTGCGGGCTGAGAAATTATCGTATCTCCACGCTTCGCCGTCGTGTCAATCAGCGCGACTGGCCCGAGGCTGCCCGCGAGATCATGAAGTGGAACAAGGCCGCAGGCCGCGTGATGGCGGGCCTGACTCGCCGACGTGCTGCTGAGGCTGTCTTTTTGAACTGACCGAGGGAACCAGCGCCATGGCGACAGAAGAACACCCAATCCGACGAGAACATTCTTGCGATGCAGCCGCACCAGGCGTGCAGTGTTCTAACTCTGAGTACATATCCGAGAATGCAGCCGAACTTGCTGTCAAGAAGGTATTTGCCATTCTTGGCGTGGACATCGACCGGATTGAGTCGGTTGAGGAATTCCGGGATGATCTGCGCTTCGGCAGGAAGATGCGCAAGGTCGCTGACCATGGATTGCTGGCCTTCTTCGGCGTGGTTGCTGCTGCCTTCGCTGCTGCTGTGTGGGCCGGCATTGTCTCGAGCATCAAGCACTGATGGCAGAAGCCGAATCCACCAAAAAGAAGCCCCCCGCCAAGGGATTGCCGAAGGGAACGCGCAAGCTCAACCGACCACGCCTCACGATCAGCGGTTTGACCGTCGAACAGGAGGCGTACTGCCGTGGCCGTGCCATGGGTATGTCGGTGGAGGAAGCATTGCTTGCCTCGAACAGCACTGTCAGCGTGCGCACGGCACGCGACTGGGAATCTTCGACGTGCAAGAACTTCAACCAGGCTGTCGCAGATCGTATCAACGAGCTGACCTCACTGGCCCAGAAGAACGCCATCCTCAAGTCTGGGCTGGATCGGGAGTGGGTCATCACGCGGTTCATGCAGGTGGCCGAACGCTGCATGCAGGCCGAGCCAGTCCGCGACCGAGAAGGCAACCCGACAGGCGAATTCACCTTCAACGCGACCGGCGCCAACCAGGCGCTGCGTGCCCTTGGCGATGTGCTGGGCCTATTCAAACCCGTGGAGAAGAAGCCGGGAGACGAGTATGAGCACCTCTCAGACGACGACATTGCCCGAATCGCTTACGAACTTGCCGCCCAAACTGGCCTACTTGAAGTTGGTGCAGGAACTCAAGCGCCGGCAGGACGCGAACAAGCTGGCACGGTACAAACCCTACCCAAAGCAGGTTGAATTCCACGCCCGTGGGGCAACGCACCGCGAACGCCTGTTCCGCGCCGGCAACCAGCTTGGCAAAACGTGGTCATCGGCCTATGAGATCGCGTTTCACCTGACTGGCCAGTACCCCGACTGGTGGCCGGGAAAGCGGTGGGCGCGTGGCGTTACCGGCTGGGCGCTGGGCGAATCCATGGAATCCACCCGAGACACACTGCAACGCCTGTTGCTGGGCCGCCCGAGCGAGTGGGGAACCGGCACCATTCCACAAGCCTCGATCATCGACATCAAGCGGGCGCAAGGCATCGCCGATTCGGTCGATTGCATCTTCGTGCGCCACGTGTCCGGTGGCGTGTCGCGCCTGTACTTCAAATCCTACGAAAAAGGCCGCTCCAAGCTCCAGGGCGAGACGCTGGACTTCGCCGCACTGGACGAGGAACCGCCGCTGGACATCTACACCGAGGTCTTGACCCGCACCAACGCGACCAACGGCATAGTCTGGATCACCTTCACGCCGCTGCTGGGCATGTCGGAAGTGGTGCGCATGTTCCTGCAAAACCCGACGCCTGACCGGTCAGACACGAATATGACCATCGACGACGTGGATCACTACACGCAGGAGGAGCGCAACCGGATCGTTGCCAGTTACCCGGAGCACGAACGCGAGGCACGCGCCAAGGGCATTCCGCTTCTGGGCAGTGGCCGGGTGTTCCCGATTGCCGAGTCGGCTATCACCGTTGAGCCGTTCTATCTGCCCGACATCTGGCCACGCATCGCCGCTACCGACTTCGGCTGGGATCACCCGTCGGCATCGGTGTGGCTGGCATGGGATCGAGACACGGACACGATCTACGTCTATGACAGCGTGCGCGTGCGCGAGAGCACGCCCGCCGCCCAGGCGCCGTCCATCCTGTCGCGCGGGGCATGGGTGCCGATGGCCTGGCCACACGACGGCTTGCAGCACGAGAAGGGTTCCGGCTTCCAGTTGGCCGAGCAGTACCGGCAGGCGGGCATCAACATGCTGCACGAGATGGCGCAGTTTCCAGAGACAGGCGACGAGTCGGGCAACAAAATCAGTCGGGTATCCGTTGAGGCCGGTGTGCTGGGAATGCTGGAGCTGATGAAGGCCGGAAAGTTCAAGGTGTTCTCCAGCCTCAACGAGTGGTTCGAAGAATTCCGCCTGTACCACCGCAAGGCCGGGAAGATCATCAAGCTACATGACGACCTGATGGCGGCGACTCGCTACGCCTACATGATGCTGCGCTATGCCGAGGTGCCGCCAGATCCACAGAAATCAATGCTCAACCCACGGAGGGACTATGACTGGCGTGCCGGATAACTCACTCGCAGCGGAACAGGACTTCGGATTCCGGCCAGCGCCCTAGCGGGCCAGCCTGAATCTCCTTGGTGTGCATCACTTTGACCGATTTGCCGTTGCGCTGGCAGTTGGCGTCTGCCTCTTGTATCGCTGCCACTTTCAGCGATTCAGTGCTGACCCAGCCGCCGCTGCCTTGATGCGTGACCGTGAAAAGACCTTCACCGCGTGGCACGATGCCCGTGGTGGGCGTGGCGCATGCCGACAACAAAAGTACCGTTGAGACTGCGAAAACCAGCTTGTTCATATACCACTCCTTGATTACCCAAAGTCGAATTGCTGGGCCGTGCCCACAATACCCTAAGGGCAAAGCATAACCGGACAGGATTTCTATGCCAATCGGCGATATTCAATTGAACAACGAGGCCATCGACAACCCGGCAGGTTCTGGCAGCACGAAGGCTGTCGCTCGCTATCAGTCCGACCAGACGCCGCACGGCGATGTTGTCATGGGCGAGGAACCGACCGACAGCACCGGGCAGTTTTCTGAAGACCTTGAGAATTCCGCGCTGCCGCGCGCCCAGGTCGAAACCTTCCTGAACGAGATCAAGCATCAGCCGCACTGGCGCCGCGAGGCCGACTGCGCGGCCGACTACTACGACGGCAACCAGCTTTCACCGGAAACCGTGGAAAAGCTCAAGGATCGAGGTCAGCCGCCACTGGTTGCAAACCTCATCAAGCCGACCATCGACACGGTTCTCGGCATGGAGGCCAAGACCCGCTCTGATTGGCGCGTGCGGCCCGAGGACGACGAGGAATGCTCAGACGATCTGGCCGAGGCGCTGTCGGTCAAACTCAAGCACGCCGAAATCGAAAGCTGCGCCGACCGCGCCATCTCCGACGCTTACGCCGCACAGTGCAAGGCAGGGCTGGGCTGGGTGGAAGTTGCCCGCGAGCATGACCCGTTCAAGTGTCCGTACCGCGTGCATTACGTGCATCGCCGCGAAATCTTCTGGGATTGGCGGGCAGAACAACCCGACCTGACCGATGCGCGCTATCTGGTGCGTCGCCGCTGGCTGGAAATGGATCACGCCATCGCGTTGATGCCGCAGTACGCCTCGCTGTTCCGCATGACTACCGGGGGCTGGGCGGGCTTCGATCCGCTCGTCGAGCAGGATACCCAACTGGTGCAGTCATGGGAGATTGAGCGCGACACCCGCATAACAGCAACCGACTGGCGCGACATCCAGCGCATGCGCATTTGCCTGTATGAAATCTGGTATCGCAAGTGGGTACGTGGCTACATCATGACGCTTCCCAACGGTACGGTGATGGAGGTCGATTTCAACAACCCGCGCCACAACGAGGCCATCGTCTCCGGCATCGCCAAGGTGAAGCAGGCGACGTTCCAGAAGGTGCGTCTGGCATGGTACACCGGCCCGCACTTCCTCTACGACGTGCCGAGTCCGTACAAGCACAACCAGTTCCCCTATGTGCCGTTTTTCGGCTACCGCGAGGATCTGACCAACGTACCCTATGGCCTGATCCGCTCGATGATTTCGCCGCAGGATGAAGTCAATGCGCGCAAGTCCAAGATGCTGTGGAGCCTGAACAGCCGACGCGTGGTGACGGACGCCGACGCCGTGCTCGATCACAACCGCGCGGCCAGCGAGGTGGCACGCTCAGACGCCTACATCATCCTCAACGCCAACCGCAAGCCGACCAGCCAGTTTCGTGTCGATACGGGCGGCGAACTGGCTTCGCAGCAGTTCCAGGCGATGCAAGAGGGCAAGCAAGAGATTGCCGAGGCCTCCGGCATCCACAAGTCGATGCAGGGCCAGACCTCGGGGGCGACTTCCGGCCTGGCGATCAACTCCTTGGTTGAGCAGGGGCTGAATACGCTGGCCGAAATCAACGACAACTTCCGCTATTCACGCCGCCTGGTGGGTGAAATGCTGTTCGATCTGGTCAAGCAGAACCTGATGCAAGGGCCGGCGCGCGTGACCATCGGAGAGGGCA